GCCAGCTAAACCAGCGTTTAAAGCAACTTGTGCGGCTCAAACAATAGCAACAAGCACTCATGTAATAATGAATGCAGATGGCACTGTGTTTAATGTAGGCGGTCATTACAGCACTGCCTCTAAAACATTTACTGCACCTGTTGCTGGCATTTATTACTTCTATGGAACTTGGTTTGGGTCTGGAAGTGTGGGACGAGCTATGACCTCTTTTTACATAAATGGCACAAGGTCATCGGAACATTTAACGCTTATGTCAAACGTAAATGGTGGTGTTCCTTATCCGGGTTCAGACACTTTCCAATTATCAACAGGTGACGAAGTACAATGGTATGGGTATCAAGAATCTGGTGGAAACGTAGCTGTTAACACAAACCAAAACATCACCCATTGGGGTGGCTACTTAGTAGGATAGGAGGAACACATGGCTTCAATTATCGGAGTGAATGAACTCCAACATAACAACGGTACAACAGCGGCTACTATTGATAGTAGTGGTAATTTGATAGTAAATAACGCCACTCTTACTAACGTAAACAATAGTGGTTTTTATCGCACAGGCACTTGGACACCAACATTTACCTCTGGCTCTGGCAGTTTCAACGGACTTACAATGAGCGGGACATACACAAGGATAGGCAGGCTTTGTTATGTTACTGCTAATATTCTAATAACTGCATCAGGCAACGCTGGGGCTGACTTAACCATTGGAAACTTACCCTTCACGAATAACACTGCAAGTATGCGGATTGCAGGAGTATGGCGTGAAAATGCTGTAACAGGCGAGATGGGTCAATGGGTAATAGTTCACAACAACAAAGCGCGCAACAAGGTGAATTTACTATACGCGGAAACGATTTAGTTTTGGCATTACAACGTTCTAACTATTCACTAAACTTAAGAAGGGGAGTATAATGGTTTACGGCAAAAAATATCAACTTATATCTTCAACTAAAAACGATACTACGGCAATAGTAGAATTGTGGGAACAAGCATACATTGACGACCCTATTATTTACCCAGTCGTTGTAATGAATTTACAATATTTGCCAAAATCTGATTTTGTTTACGAGCCTATAATTGCTTCACAATTAGATGTAACGATTGACGTTACTGATAATCTTGAGCAAATGCCCGATTTAACGACATTGGATGATAGAAAATATTTAGTAAAATTATTTATTAATGGCACGCAAGAATGGTCGGGTTTTGTATTAAGCGATAACGTGCAATTTTCATACACAACAGGACGCAAACAACTTTCTTTTAATGCAATTGATGGTTTGGGAATGTTGGAATCAATGCCATTTGACCCGCAAGTTGCAAACACTTGGATTGATTACGAACCAGTGTTTTTAATATACATTATAAAAAAAGCATTGTTGCAAATTGGTGTTTTGCAATTAAACATACACGCGATTTGTTCTTATTATGCGTTAAATATGACGACAAGAGCAACCGACACGGCGGCCGATATGTTTTCGCAAGCAATGATGCCATTGAATAACTTTTTACTATCCGATGGTGTTACTTATCAAAACGCACTTTCGGTTTTATCTTATTTATTAAAGTCAATTGGTTGTCGTTTATTTCAAGCAAGAAACAAATGGTACATAATTGCAATTAATGAATTTGCAAATGAAACGGTATATTTTACCGAATACAATTATAATGGCGTAGTACAAAGTTCGGGAACTGAAGACACACATTCAGTAGTGCAACCATTTACGGGAAATACATCGGGAATGTATTTTGTAAATAATTCACAAACTAAAATATTTCGTAAAGGTTATAATAATTTCAATTGGCAATCGCCTGTTGATTATGCAAAAAATTATGTAATAAATGCTAATTTAAAGAAACTTGATGGTGTTGGATTTCCTGTTAATTGGTCTTATGCAACGCTAGGTTTCACGGCAAGCGTTACGCTCGACACGGTGACTTATAATACAAAGAACATTTTTGTAATGAATCAAGGCAGCGTAACAACGCCGAGATACGCAAAAATATTTGCAACCGTTCCAACGGTGTTGCAAAATGATAAAATTGATTTTCTTTGCACCGTTTACACTGCCGACCTTAATACAATACGCGGAAGGTTAGAATTGACAATAACGGCTGCGGGCGGTTCGCCTGTTTATTATTACTCATCGGGCGGATATTGGCGACAAATCGGTGTCGGATCTACTTCATTTTATGAATTTGCGCCCGTAACAAACACAACGGCAAACGATATTACATTCACAACGCCGCCTATTCCAGTGAGTGGGCAACTTGGAATGACAATTATTCTTGATAACACGGTAGGATATAGTAATTCTATTAAAATAGGCAATTTTGGTATAACGTTTAATTCGCCAATAAATACAATTAAGATTAATTCGCTTAATACGACCGACAATCAATATTCTTTAACGATAGAATCGAATTACGGGTATCCTGTTTACACGCAAGACGGGATTGATAGATATTATAACAATCAAGCACTAGGCACGTTTTATCAATACATTGCTGCGCATTACGTCGCTTGTAGTGGATGGTTCAGATATGGCAAACCAACGGAATCGTTCCAAGGTCTAATTCAATTAATATTTCAACAATATATTAATTCATTTAGAAGGAATTTAAAAAACATTGATTCAACCGTTTTTGGCATAGAAACATCAAATGGGCGTTACTCTGCGGCAAAAATGTTAAAATTTACTGACACCGACCCGTCACAAATCAACGTAAGCGCGCTTTCATATATGACAGGCAATAGCACTATTAATCTTGTACAAAGTGAAATCGCGGCAACATTTTTGGATATTTCAAACGTAGAAATACCTGGCACTATTACAACCGTTTTTGATGTTATTTCTACACCGCCTGTGGCTTACAATTTGCAAATTAGAAACAACTCGGGCGACGGATTTATAAACAATGTGTATTCTATTTATGGCTCATTCTATACCATCACTTCGGGTTCGTTCCCACTTGCGGATGCTTACGAAATATTTGGTATTCAAACGGGCTGGAACGTTGAGATTGATGTTGACATACTAGCGTCAAGTTCTGCGATGTATGTATCTTTGTACATAAATACGATACTTAAAGAACAAGTTTTAGTTCCAGCAAGTGCGTCATTAGCAACATATAAATTTAATCAAAGCGCAACATATTCATTTACAAGTGCTGACCAGGTTTATATTGTTTACAATTAAAAAACAAAGAAATGAATCCAGTCATAGGCTCAAATATGGTTCTTTACTATCACGATGTTGTTAGTAATACCGACATTCCTTTTGCGTGTTCGACATCGTGCGCGTTTGATGTGCAGGTTGATCAAAAAGAAGTAACAAATCAAGCGTCGGCTTGGTATAGGCAATATAAGAACGATACGGCTGCGTGGCAGATTTCGTGTGATGGTCTTGTAATTTTAGATAATTACAATTATTTATACTTGTTGCAGATGCAACAAAATCGCACAACAATATTAATAAAGTTTGTTATTGACAACGGAACGGCTGGTGGTCTTGTCATAATCAACGGCAACGTCAATCTTGCGTCACTTACGTTAAACGGGCCTTACGACGCACTAGGTACATACTCGGCGAAGTTACAAGGCACGGGCGCGTATTCGACAACAGGCACACAAATAACACCAGGCGGAATCGTTATTGGTGGCACATCGGTTTACGTTCTACAATGGACGGCATCGGGCAACGAAACATCGCACACGTTCACATCGGGCATAGGTGCAACAATGATTTATGGTTCACGCGGTGGCATTACGTTTGCGCCTTTAGTATATAGCGGCGCGCCGCCATCACCGAATGGTTGCACTTGGTCAGTGTCAACGGGTACGTTGTCAGTTCCGACGGATGTGCCGTTTGTGAATGGTGAAAATGTTATAATTTTAGTTGAATAAAAGAAAAAATATGAAGTATTTATTAGGGTTATTGTTACTTATTTCAGTAAGCGCAACGGCGCAGTATTCCCCAACGGCGGCAAAGACACGATTTGTCAATGGCATAGGGTTGGGAACAAAAGACACGGCTACAATGAACGCAGCCGACACGGTGGCAATGATAGTCGGTCGTGATTCGTTAGTGTATTTTCGTTATCGCGGTTATTGGAAACCGCTTGCGTACAATAGTTCGTTGACGGGTTACATTCCGTACACAGGCGCGACAAGTGCGATAGATTTAAACGCTAAAACGGTTGTTAATATTTCGCATTTAGGAATTAACACGACAAGTGTTCCGACTATATTACTTCGTGCGATAGGCGATAACAATTCAACTTCACGAATCTCACTTCGCGGGTATTCTAGCGATGCAAATAGTTCGTCAATGCGTGTGACTAAATTTAGGGGAACGGTTGCAGCACCACAAGCACCACAAAGCGGCGATAATTTAGGTAAATTTGAATTAGCGGGTTACGGCACAACATCGTCAGAAGGTTACCCACAAGCAACGTTTGAAGGTCTTGCGACCGAGAATTGGGGCGCAATCGCAAGAGGTGCAAAGATTCAATTCAAGGTAACACCAAACACAACAACGACACAAGCACTTGCACTTACTATTAATCAAGATAAAACGGCGGTATTTGAAAGTAGTGTTACAGGAACATCAATAATAAAAACAGGCGGCACATCATCGCAGTTCTTAAAGGCGGATGGTTCAGTAACTACAACTATTCCATCGGGTTCAATAGACACAGGACGCGCGGTAACGGCTATTGCTACGGGTGGCTCGTTAAATAAAGTTAGGGATTCGTTGGTTGCGGTTAATGCGTCTAAATATGTTCCTTATACGGGTGCAACTACAAATGTTGATTTAGGTAGTAATACATTTACAAGTGGCACAATAACAAGCAATGAAAATATAAATAATATTTTTAGTTTAGGAATTAGAAATAATAATAGTGGAATTTTAGCGCAAACAAATTACAAACTTGGAAATGATGTAAGTTCAAACTCGGGCGGATTAACTTTATTTTCTTCAAATTATATAACTGGAGGCAGTTCTGTTGCTAATAATTATAGAGCAAACGGAATTTATTTATATAATAACAGAGAAGGAGGAATAACTTTAAATTCTGAATATTTAACAGGTAATATTTTTTTAGCAACTAACAATATTACTGCTTTAAAAATTGATTCAATACAAAGAGTATTAATTCCTAATTTATCAACGGCGGGAATAGTAACAAATACAAGTGCGGGATTATTAGGCACAAGCAACGGAACGGGGTTTATTAAAATGAGTGGCGGTGCAGTTAGTTATGATAATTCAACTTACTTAACAACAACAACGGCGGCATCTACTTACGTTCCTTATACGGGTGCAACGGGTGCGGTGAATTTGGGTGCGTATAGCATTACGGCATCATCTTTTATTGGTGGCGGTAGTGGTCTTACTTCTTTGCCTACTAATACGGCTTTATATCCTACATTAAATCAAAATACAACAGGAAACGCAGCAACGGCAACATTAGCGCAAACTATAACAAGAAATTTTAGTGCTGCTAATGTAGAAATACCTATTGCTTTAAGTGAAACAAATTCATCATTATATTATACAAGTGTAACAATTAATCCATCACAAAATAGAATTAGTGCCACGTCTTTTTCGGGTGCGGGAACAGGGTTGACGGGAACTGCATCTAGTTTAAATATTGGTGGTAATTCTGCAACGGTAACAGTTGCAACGTCTTATGCAAATTCTTTTTATAATTTAACATTTCACGATGCAAATTATATTTATGGAACTGCGCCAATATCCGTAAATGCCGCTACAAATGTTGTAAATACTTATGGTCGCCTTAATGTAAACGGCGCAACCGATGACGGAAGCACGGCTTTAAATGTAACGGGAACCGCTAAAATAAATAGTACGGCATCAAGTAAACTATTATTAACAGGCGGAACGACACAAAATGCAATTACAATAGATGCAATAAGTGGATATGGAAATTCATTTTACTTATTTAATGGAAACGGTGGTGCGGGTAATGGTTTTGGTATTTATAATATAACTACATCTACATTGCCATTTAATATAACAAATGCGGGCGCAATCACTATGTTATCCCTCGCTGGCACAGGCTCACGCATAGTCGTAGCAGATGCAAGCGGAACATTAAGCGCAACAACAACGGCGGCAACAAGTGGAACATATACACCAACAATTACGTTAGTAAGCAACGCGGCATCTTCAACGGCGCGTGTGTGTCAGTATTTGCGTGTTGGTTCGGTAGTGACCGTGAGCGGTTATGTGACCGTTACGGCTACAACGCCCGCCGTGAGTTCAAGAATATATATGTCTTTGCCAATATCATCTTCTTTCACTTCAACGGCACAAGCGGGTGGCGCGGGTGGTGTTCCAGGTGGTGCAAATATCGGCTCGGTAATCTTTGCAAATAGTACGGCAACAACCGTGTCGATGGATTTTGTACCAACGGCGGGCGCGCTTGATTATTGGTTTTCTTATACTTATCAAATACTATAATGTTTCATACACGTCATAATATATCACATAACAAATAAAACTATAACTTTACAAAATGAAATTACTAATCACAACCGCCGCACTATTTATCACTTGTCTTTCGCAAGCACAACAAAAACAAGATACGACCATCGCAATGACGGTCAACATCAACGAGTTTAGAGCAATTTTGTATACTATCGACGCAAATATTGATAGTAAAAAAGTAAGCAAAGAACTTTTAGATTTTATACAAAAGAATAGTAAAATAGTAGCAGACAAACCAAAACAATTGAAATAATGAAATACTTTTTATTTTTATTACTACCATTCGCAGCAAATGCGCAACAAGATACAACAATCGTGAATGGCGACACCGTTTTCTATACTCACAACGCGATAGTAATTAACCCAATAATTGTAAACGCAAAAGGTGACACGGCATATAGTATTACCTGGTCAGCATTTGATTTAAAACAAAACGGCGGAAGTTGCAACACTTACGTTGTATTACACGATAGAAAAAATGCACCAATAGCAGATTTTAACCAACCTATTGCGGCTTATGTTGTTGCCGTTTGGGGTGTAGATTCTGCGCCCGTTGATGATTACATTTTGTTTATGAATAAGCGTTTTATTAAGTACACAACTAAAAAATAATATTATGAACATCGACGAATTATTAAAGAATTTTTTTGAGATACGCGACCAGGCTCACGTTTGGCATTTGCAAACAATGTCTTATGCCGAGCATAAAGCATTGGGCAAGTTTTATGACGAGTGGCTCGAAACGGCCGATACGTTTATTGAAACTTATTCGGGCAAATACGCGCGTCCTGTCGGTGGCTTCACGGCAAGTGTTGTTCCATATCAAGAAGGCGCATCGCTTCCATACATCAAACGCGTATCGTCTTTTATGACTAGTGAGAATGTGCGTAGCATTGCACCCGACACTGATTTACAAAATATACTTGACGAATTAACGGCCATTGCTAATCGAACCGCTTACTTACTAACTTTAAAATAATGCAAGCATTAATTAAAAAAGAAGGAATCACTCTAGCGGAATTGTTGGGCGCAGCGGGTATAGTTATTATATCCGTTTTAGGTTTTTGGAAAAATACTGACGTGCGTTTGTCACGTTTGGAACTAATTAGCGAGCAACAAAACAAAGACCGCGAAATAATCAACGCTAAACTTGACAAGTTGCAAGAAAGTGTAAATACAATTAATTTATCATTAATAAATAAACAAGATAGAAAATAATTTTAATCATAAAAACATACATTATGCGTTCCTACAAAACAACAATCATCGGTGCAATTTTAGCGTGCATTATCGCTATACAACCATTAATTGAAACAGGCGTAATCGATTACAAGAAAATTGGCCTTGCGGCTATTATTGCCTTGTTCGGTTACATAAGTAAAGATTCAGACGTAACAGGCGTAAAATAATGAGATATTTTTTAGTAATTTTTATCTTATTTTCTTGCAACCCAGCGCGACGAGTTCAACGGGCAGAACAAGTGGTCATCACACAACCGCAATCGTTCAACAAAGTTGGCTTATTGTGGTCAACTTTGCACCCGTGTGCGAATGATTCAGTGCGCATTTTTGTGCCTGGTGTTGATATTATTAAACACGACACTACACACATAACGCATTACGATTCTATTTACAATTGGTCATACGATACTTTGCGCATAACACACACTATTCGACACACCGACACGATTCGTGTTGTTGTTGTTGATAGAAGGCAAGTAATTTTACTTGAAGATTCGGTTAATAGATTAAACGCAATTAAAGCGTATTCTAGCGGTACTTATGACGAGTTAAATAAAACACTTGCAAACGAAAAGAAAAAGGCTAGAATGTACTTGATTTTGCTTGTAGTGTTGATTATGTCGTTTATTCTAGGTGTTGCAATTAAATTAAAGAAATGGTAAGCAAACGCGCGATTGATTTAATACTTGATAGTGAGGGTTGTGACCTTGCGCCGTCTTGGCCAGGTGGTGCGAGTGGTGTGACTTATGGTCACGGATTTGATTTAGGGTACAATTCCGAAGAACAAATAAAAAAAGATTGGGGCGCGCACGTTAACGGCAACGTTTTAGCGTTTATGGTATCTTGTGCGGGCGTTAAGGGCGAAACGGCAAAAAAACGTATTACAACGCAAACACGAGTATTAAAAATAACTTCAGACGCAGCGCGCGAAGTGTTTGAGAATAGAACACTACCAAGATTTATAAAATTAGCACAAGAAACATATCCAGGATTTGAAGAATTAAACGAAGATACACGCGGCGCAATAGTGTCTTTAGTGTTCAATCGTGGTTCGGCGTTTGGCGTAGAAGGGCAAGCGTCGTGGGAATCACGTCGCGAAATGCGAGAGTTAGCACCGCTTATATTGGCGAAAGATTACGAAGGCATTGCGGCAAAAATAAAAGAAATGTCAAGGTTATGGACAGGCAAGGGGTTAGATGGATTGATTGCGCGACGACATAATGAAGCCGCGCTTTGTATCGCTTAAAACTTTAAAATGGCCGCCAACAAGAAATTTTATCCTAAAACTGCTATGGCGCGCAATTATCGCGACAAGTACGGAATGGAAATGCCGACTTTAAAGTTAGCGCGGTTAATGTACAACGAAAACAATTTGATGTTTAAAAGCATCGAAGATGCGCGAGGTTGTTTACGGCAAATTGAAGGCAAAAAATGTAAGGGTAGTTTAGTTAGTCACCCATACCCGCCACGAGATAAAAACCCATACAACATTCCCGCATCTGACGAAACCGAGTACGAACCTTTTGAAATTAAAGGTCATAAAAGAATCGCTATATTTTCAGACATCCACGTCCCTTATCATTCAATTGATACCATCACGGCGGCACTTGATTATTGCAAGAAAGAGAAACCCGACGCGTTGTTGCTAAATGGTGACACAATCGATTGTCATCGTTTATCCAGGTTTATTAAAGACCCTAAAAAAAGAAACTTTGCGCTAGAATTAGACACATTTCGCGCGTTGTTTGATGTGTTTGAGAAAGAATTAAATTGCAAAATATATTTTAAGATTGGCAATCACGAAGAACGTTACGAGCATTTTCTACAAGAGAAAGCGGGCGAACTTATTGGAGTACAAGAATTTGACTTTAATAATATAATAAAAGCGCGTGCAAAAGGTATTGAAATAATAGGCGACAAACGACCTATGAAGTTCGGCAACTTGTGGGGCATACACGGACACGAATACATTGGCGGCATCACTGCGCCTGTCAACCCAGCGCGCGGATTGTTTTTAAAATCAAAGGTTTCGTGTTTTCAAGGCCACAATCACCAATCATCAGAACACACCGAACCGACGTTATCGGGCGCAATGGTCACAACCTGGTCATTGGGTTGTATGTCGGAATTGCACCCCGCGTATATGCCGCTAAATCGTTGGAATCACGGCTTTGCTATGGTTGACGTTGATGGCGATAATTTTGAATTTAGTAATAAACGTATTTTCAAGGGTAAAATAGTGTAAATGAGTTTGACGGATAATTTTTTATTGTTAAGTGAAGAAGAAAAATTGGAATTTGCAATTCGCGAAATGAATAGATTGTACGAAATTTACGAGTATTGGAAACAAATTGCTCAAAATCAAAGACAAATCATTGAAACAAGAGGACGAACTTCCCGAAGGATTTGAGTACATTGACGCTACGTCTTGTTATGATTATATAGCAGCGGCGCACTATGCTATGTCAGCCATTGAAGGCATAGATGAGGGAATGCTAGAACGCAAAGAAAAAACAAAAATCAAATTAATTCGTTCACGATCTATCGCAATCATCTATTCGGCGATTCTTGAGTTGTATGACGAGCGTTTTCCACCGCTTGATGAAACAACGTAATCAAGTCATTTAATAACTTTTCACGTCTAATCTGCGCGCGTTGTTCGTCAAACACGCACTTTGTTATGCGCGGCATCGCTTCAGCAACGTAAATTTTAAGAATTTGCTCGATTTCCATAGTATTTGCAATTATGTTGCAAAAATAAATTAAAATAAATTTGTTGTGTTACAAATAAATGTCGTAGATTTGATTTATCAAAACAAACCAACTATGACAACGAATTATCAAAAACCTAATTGCTTTGAAAAATTAACAAAAAACGAAATTTTAGAAGCAATGCAAAACGGAGCAATACTTACAAAAACTTATGGTGTTTATTCTTATTGGGATTTAACTTTTCCTGATGGAACTAGGCATTACAACATTAGAAAAGGTTCAACCAATGGAATTTCAAATTTAAAAAATGTAGTATTATTTGATAGAAATAAAAAAGGTTTTTCTTATAAATTCAACGCATAATTTTAAAACTTTAACCAAACTATATGCAACAAGAACCACAACACATCTACACGACAAAAGACAACATTATTGTCGCAGTTATTACTATTATCGCACTTGCTTTAATGTTTGTACGATGATTAATCACGGACGACCTGGTAAGGAAGCGAAAGGATATGTCGAACTTTACAAAGACGGCAAATTTCAGAAACTAAAGTATTTCAGCAACAAGTACCAACGTCGAATTATAATGGACGCGATGACAAAAGAAGTAAAAAAATTATTTGGCGATTTTGCCTTTCACATCAAATTAGAAGACTAATGACTTATTTATTGCTTGCCGCATATTTTTTAGGTCTTTATTTATCATTTAAAAACGCACAAGACAAATGAAGACATTATTATTTATCGCCTATATGGTTGCAATCATTGTATTTGTAACAAATTTATACGGCGAAGACATTGAAGAAGAATATTAATGCACAATAACATAAATTATGTTAGCGTGCAAAAATCAACTAGGGGACAAATTGTCCCTTATTTCATAAAATTGTTAAAAATAACAATTAAGTATTTATACAAGATAACACACTAATTCAAGCATAAATCTTATATAATTACTTAAAAAACGTAGTAATACTAAACAAAAATGAATAAATTTCAACTATTTAAACTATTAAAAGCCGCGCGATTCTTTCCCAAGTATGCGCCAGGTGTTACCCAATTTTACCATAAAATGAATGAATGGGACGGGCGCAAGACTATCGAGTTCAGCGACGATGACAACAGGCAAATAAAAGAGGGCGTAAACAAATTAATTGAAGATTTAAAACGATTTAAATGACCGAAGCACAAAAAAAGTATGTAGATCACAATCACGACAAAGAAGCCGTCACGGTGATGGCACGCGCTTTATGTTTGACTTTAACGCCTGTTCACGCGTATATGTTGCAAAAAGGCTACAAAGCCGTAAGATTCAACGTGTATCGTAAAGATAGGACAAAAGTAAAAGAAGGCTATTTCGATGTTGATTCGATAGATTTCTTTTAAAAATAATTTTGTTATAATAATTTATTGTATATTTGTTACGCAAAGCGATTCACGCTGCGCTTTAAAACTAAAAAAAATGGCATATCTGCATTGGCTTCGGGAAAATTACCCAAACGACCCGCTCACTACCGAGCAAGAAAACATTGAACTAGAAAACGGCTTTGAAGATTCTGAAACGGCGCGCCGCTTGTCAGAAGATTGGGCAATTCTTTCACTCTATGAAATGGGCGAATAATGAGAAAGCAACACGCACGTTTAGACGCAATTATGCGTATGATTACAAAGTGTGATAGTCGTTTAGTCTATATGTCTAAACACAAACACTATAACGATTTAATCGCTCGCACATCACGCGTTCGCAATCGTTTGTACTTGGCTTACACTAATCAACTCACAAAAATGTTTCAAGATGTACTATGGACGCGACCAGGACAGGCCAACGATTAATCGCGACACTATTAAGTACGCGTTAATTTTAATTGCATTAATTTATATTTTTTTCTTACCATAAACTAAACCAACAATGGAAATTCAAAAAATCAACACCGCCGACATTATGTCTATCGGCAAAGCATTCGCAGAAAGCGGAATGTTTACTGACATCAAATCAGCCGCACAGGCGATAGTTAAGATTCAAGCGGGTCAAGAAATTGGCATCCCGCCGTTTGCTGCAATGAGCGGCATTCACATTATCCAGGGCAAACCGACGATTGGCGCTGGTCTTATCGCATCATCAATCAAAGGCAGCGGCAAGTATGACTTTCGCGTTGTAGATCATAGCGAAAAAATATGTTCTATTGAGTTTTTTCAAGGCAAAGAATCACTAGGAATTAGCACATTCACAATCGAAGACGCAAAAAAAGCGGGAACTAAAAACATAGACAAGTTTCCTAAAAATATGCTATTTGCTCGCGCTATTTCTAACGGCGTTAAGTTCTACACGCCCGATGTATTTAGCGGTCCAGTCTACACACCCGAAGAAATGGAACAAGTAACCGTTGACGCGCCTGTTGAAGTGTTACCCGATTACGATGACGTAATTGAAGCAATCAACAATGCGGCGGACAAAGCGGAATTAACATCGCTATGGAAAGCACTACCTAAAGAAATGCGTGCGGCTAGTGAGTTAATAGACACGTTTAAAACAAAAGCGGCATCGTATGTATAACGTTGCGCAAGAGTATAGAATCAAACTGCATCGCGAGATTGAGGGCGCGATGCAAATTCTACACTATGACGAACAATGGAAGATTCACTTGTTTAAATCGCTCTCAAACATTAAACCATCACAACCATTTGACGGTCAAGATAGAATCCTAACGGAAGCCTACAACGAAGTAAAACAAAGACTATGTCAGATAAATTAACCGTACAATCGATTTTAAGCCTATTTCAGACCGATAAAGCGCAACGTGCAACATTCGTGTCAGATATTATCGCGCGGCTTGAAGAAGGCAGCGCAAAACCTTTAGAAGTGCATCTACAAACAAAAGCAATGATTGAAATTGCGGAAGCGTTAATTGCAGACAACACTTATCGCGATATATTGCTAGAAGAAGCGACGAAATACGGCAAAGCGTTTGACTATCAAAACGCAAAGTTTAGCATCCGCGAAGTTGGAACAAAGTACGACTATTCTCAATGCGGCGATTTGATGCTAGCAGAACTACAAGAACGTTCAGAACGCGCTACTATTGCACTTAAAGCGCGACAAGACTTTTTAAAAGTAGTACCAACATCGGGCGTATTATTTACCGACGAGATTACAGGCGAAACGTACAAAATTTATCCACCTTCAAAGACATCGACCACGAGCGTGGCAGTCACTTTAAAATAAACTAAAATGAACCTACAAGAAACACTTGACACCTGGAGAGCAAATGCAGCCAAAATTGTTGCAGAATATGAGAATTTAACTTACGTTAACTATGTTTTAAACGATATTGATTACGAAGTATTGAAACAATTTGCAAAAGAAAATAAAAGACTTTTTGAGCAAACTACTGATAATAAATTTTACACCGCGGGATATGAAACGGGTTTTTATTGGATGATATACTCAAAACCCGTTGAAATCAAACACACTTACGAAGTAATTAACTTATAACGTGCGCCCGTGACGATATAACGGGCCTTATTAATTATGAATACGCTATACACAGGAAGCATTTGTTTGTCAGATATTGACAAGTCAAAAATTGCCAAATCAGACAAGAACGGGAAACTTTATTTGTCGGTTGACATTTGGGTAAACGAGCAACCCGACAACTACGGGAACATTGGTTCAATCAATGTGCGTCAATCTAAAGAAGAACGCGAAGCAAAAGAAAAGAAAACTTACATCGGTAATTTTAAGCAACTAGAAGGTAAACCACAAGCGGGAACGTATTTGGCAGAAGAAGGCAAAAATGATTTGCCGTTTTAAATTAATCAACACCCTGGCTTCGGTCGGGGTGTTTTATATTTACATTATGACTCACGGATCACTCTTTAGCGGAATAGGTGGATTTGATTTAGCAGCGCAATGGATGGGTTGGAATAACATCTTTCATTGCGAGTGGAATCCATTTGGACAAAAAGTATTAAAACATCACTTTCCAAAATCAATTAGTTACAATGACATTACTAAAACAGACTTCACTATTCACCGAGGAACAATCGACATCCTTACAGGCGGATTCCCTTGTCAACCCTACTCAACTGCGGGAAAACGAAAAGGAAAAGAAGATGAACGCCATTT